AGAGGATAAATATACAAGACAAGCTGTATGTAATATTTGGCGAGAACAACCACGTAGAACAAAAGACGTACCATGTACACTAAACTTACAGTGGACTATACGAGATAATACGATAGATTGCCATGCTAATATGAGGTCGTCTGATTTATGGTTAGGTTGGCCTTATGATACATTTAACTTTAGTATGTTGACAAGGTATATTAAACATTGCTACGATCGTAGAATTGGATTTTGGGAAGATAACAATGGTTTAAAAATGGGCCACTTATACTTACATTCAAGCTGTATGCACTTATACAAAACTGATATAGAACAAGCTGAAGCATGTATTAAAGAACCTGTTAGACATATAGAACCAGTGATAAATTCAAAAGATGTTAACAGTTTAAAGAGTATATTATTTAACTTAAGGGAGACAGGTTTTGAGTGGCCAAAGACTAAGTAAGTCTGAATACTTTTTAGCACTAGCTGTACTTGCTGCACAACGTAGTACTTGTGTACGACGTAAAGTAGGTTGCGTATTAGTTGACAAAAGAGCTAGAGTATTAGCAACTGGTTATAATGGTGTTGCTTCTGGTGAGACACATTGTAGTGAGACACCGTGCTCGGGAGCTGATCATAGATCTGGAGAAGGTCTAGATGATTGTATTGCTATACACGCAGAACAAAATGCTATCTTACAATGTAAGAATGTAGATGAAATTAGGACAGCTTATGTTACAACAGCACCATGCGTTAGTTGTACTAAGTTATTATTAAACACGTCTTGTCAGACGATAGTTTTCTTACAAAGCTATCCTAATTCAGGACGAAAAATATGGAATAGGAGTTGGATTAAACATGGACCAATTGAACATGTTCTTGCCAAAGTCCTCTTGGAAGCCACCGAGAGAACTGCCTGAACTTAAAGATGCTAAGATAATATCTTTTGATGTAGAGACACACGATCCTAACTTAATGACGTTAGGGCCAGGTGGCGTGCGCAATGATGGTAAGTTAATTGGTATATCTATATGTACAGATACAGGTTTTAAGGGTTATTTCCCAATAGGTCATCCTGAAGGTAATATGGATAAACAAAGAGTATTACGTTGGGCTAAGGATATCTTTAACAGAAATATAGAGTATGTTGGTGCAAATGTCTTATACGATCTTGAATGGTTACGTGTTAATGGTGTAGAGGTTACAGGTACACTACGTGATATCCAAATTGCTGAACCTTTAATGAATGAAGAATTAGATGGTGGTTATAGTTTAGAAGCACTTGCTAAACGTTACTTAGATAAAGGTAAAGATGAGGAAATGCTTAAACAAGTTGCTACTATTTACAAAGTAGACCCTAAGTCAGGTTTATGGAAACTACCTGCTCAATATGTAGGTCCATATGCTGAAGCTGATGCAGAACTACCATTACGTATTTGGGACTTACAAAAGATTAAACTAAAAGCACAAGATTTGTGGGAGATATTTGAACTAGAGTCAAAATTATTACACGTTGTTTTAGACATGAGGTTTAGGGGTGTTGCTATAGATATGTATGCTGCTGAACAATTAAATGACAGAATGCTTAACGAAGAAGTACATAAGCTACGACAGATCAGAAAAGATTGTGGAATGATTATAGACTTATGGTCTAATGACTCAATGGCAAAAGCGTTTGATTCGATGGGTATATGGTACCCTAAGACAGCAATAGGAAACCCATCATTCGTATCTGATTGGTTACAAAACCATGAGCATGAATTTCCTCGTAAGATAGCACAATGGCGAAGAGCTTGTAAAATGCGACGAGATTTTGTAGAAGGTATTTGCTTAAACCACTCGCATAACGGACGTATTTATACACAGTTTCACCAGTTAAGAAAAGATTCAGAAGGTACACGTACAGGTCGTTTTAGTTCTAGTAATCCTAATTTACAACAAATACCAGATGATGAATTAGTTAGAAGTTTATTTATACCTGATGAAGGTAAACATTGGGCTTGTCTAGATTATTCACAACAAGAACCTAGAGTACTATTACACTATGCTTATTTAAGAAAATTACGAGGTGCTGAAGAGGCAGTTGAGAAATTTAGAAACGATCCAAACGCAGATTTCCATCGAATTGTGTCCGAAATGGCAGGTATCCCCCGAAAGGAAGCGAAAACGATCAATTTAGGTATGTTTTATGGTATGGGAATTTTTAAGCTTTCGCAACAACTTAACATGACTATGGAAGAAGCTAAACCGTTGTTCGAACAGTATCATCAACAAGTACCATTTGTTAGAGCATTAGCACAAGAATGTTCTATAGCAGCAGGTACACGCGGTCTTGTAAGAACATTACTCGGTAGACACAGACATTTTTGTATGTGGGAACCAGCTGACTTTAAAAATAAATGGCCGAACAAAGAGATACCATTAAACCATGAAGCTGCACAAAAAGTATGGAAAGGTAGACCATTACGTAGAGCTTACACACATAAAGCATTGAATGCTTTAATACAAGGTTCATCAGCTGATATGATGAAGCAAGCATTGATAGAATTACATGAGAACGGTATTACACCACAACTTACTGTGCATGACGAGATAGATTTTTCTTTTGATAACAATCAGGATCTGATATTAGCAAGAGAAATTATGGAAAATTGTGTTCAACTTGAATTACCTTTAAAGGTAGATGTAGAGATTGGACCTAACTGGGGGAATATAGAATGAGTATAACTAAAACACCTAACGACCATAGCTATTATTACTTACAAAAAGCTAAAGAAAAAGCTAAAGAATTAGGAAAAGATTATGATAAGATAGATGCTATAGAAAGAGCATTTTTTGATGCGTTAGTGAGGACAGAAGATGACTGAAGTAACTTTATGGGGACTCCTAAGAAAAAATTTAAGAGGACATTATCAACGTATAGAGAATGCGGTTGGTACTGGTACACCTGATGTGTGTGGTTGTTGGGATAACACAGATATTTGGATCGAATTAAAAACAGTTAAAGGTAATAACATGTTATTTCAATGGTCTCAAATAGCCTGGTTTAAAAAGAGACACGAAGAACACTCTACAAACATTTGGGTTATTGCTAGAAAAGGTGCAACCATCTATGCATTTAGGACGTATAGTTTATTTGAACCAGAAGATCGTATTAAACGTGCAGTAGAAAATGCACGAGTAAGTCTTAAAGACCTGGAACACTCTATGCATGTGTGGGATAAACCATATGATTGGGAGGATATACAGCAGACCTTATTTGCTGACATACCAACTTATAACGATTATTAAAAAAATGTTTAATTAGGATAAATCTTATTATATAATAAATTATAATCATTAGAAATTAGAATGGAGAAAGATTAATGAGTAAAGTATATGTGGTTCAGGAAATAAAAGGTATGAACCTTCTACCAGCTACTGAGTTTGGTGAGTTAGATATTTTATTACCTGAAGGACAAGTTGTTTTTTCAACTGAAAGAACGATTAAACGGTTACAAGTTAACCTACGTAAGTATACGTTCGAAGACTATCTTTTAATGGTTGGGGATCCTGCTGCTATAGCTATGACTGCCGCAGTTGCAAGTAAAATTACAGCTGGTAAGTTTAAGTTATTAAAGTGGGATAGACAAGAAAAGAAATATTATCCTTTAATAGTTAATATAGGAGGTTAAATGGATATCACAGATAAACAGTTAAAAGTTGTTGGTGATTTAGCTAAATTACAAACTATCCTTGAAAATAAAATTAAGGAAAAAGAAGAAGATCTTGCAACTTTAAAAGAAGAGTTGAAGCAATGCTCTCAAGTAGATTTACCTGAAGCACTTGCTGAAACAGGTTTGTCAGAAGTAAAACTTGTAGATGGTACGAAAATTACTGTCCAACAGTTTTATAATGCAAGCATACCAAAAGATAGAGCTGATGAGGCTTTCAAATGGCTTAGAGATAATGAGCACGGCGACCTTATTAAGAATACTATCTCTTGTGATTTTGGACGTGGTGAAGATGGAAACGCTAAAGTACTGAAAGAATCTTTAGATGGATCCGGTATATCTTACACGGACAAAGTGGGAGTTCACCCACAGACACTTAAAGCGTTTGTGCGTGAGCAAGTAGAGTCAGGCCAGAAACTGCCCCTGGACTTACTCGGTGTATATATAGGGCAGAAAACTAAAATAATCAAAGGAGGTTAACATCATGGCTCGTGATGTAGCAAACAAAAAGAGTAACTTACCTGCAGAGATTGACTTTGCTGAAGATGCGAACGCAGGTCTGACCGATCTAACTTCGCAGGACATGGCTATCCCATTTTTTGTATTATTACAGAAAATGAGTCCTCAATTAGATACTGTTGAGGGTGCTAAGGCTGGTCAAATATTTAATACTGTGACAGAAGAGGTTTGTGACGAACTTCTAGTGCTACCGTGTGCTTATAAACGTGAGTTTGTGGAATGGACACCACGTGAGCAAGGCGGTGGTTTGGTCGCACAACACAGTATAGATAGTGATGTAGTTACTAAAGCCAAACGTTCAGAAGATGGAAGACTTATATCTGAAGCGGGTAATTGGTTAGTCGAGACAGCTTATCATTTTGTCTTGGCTATGACCAAAAACGGTTGTGAGCGTGGTCTTATCACCATGACATCTACACAGCTTAAAAAGAACAGACGTTGGAATTCACTAATGTCTGGTATTAAGTTGCAAGATAACTCTGGTAAGAGTTTCACACCAGCGAGGTATAGTCACTTCTATAAATTAACATCAGTTCAAGAATCTAATGATAAGGGATCTTGGTATGGCTGGGTTATTGAGTTAGAAGGAAAAGTATCTGATGCACAAATGTATGCAGCAGGTAAAGACTTTGCCAGTTCTATAAGTGCAGGTGATGTAAAAGTATCAGCACCGGTACAAGAAGAAGAAACAAAATCTCACTTTTAGCTCTATTTAAGTGAGGGCGGCTTAGGGTCTTTATAGTATCCGGTCCTAAGCCGCTTAGAGAGGTATTATGGAAAAAGAATTTAATGAATTATTTTTAGGATTAACCAGAGCTCATGGCGAATATACTTTGTCAGGTAAAAACAGAGCTGATGGTAAAAAAGAAGGACGTGCCACAACAGTACGTCAAGACGTAACATTAGAAAAATGGAAGGAGCACTTAAATGGAAATAGAGGACTTGGAATTATTCCTATTAATGATGATTCTATGTGCCGCTTTGGCGCCATTGATGTAGATAATTATAAGGACTTAGACTACAACCAAACATTGGAGCGAGTTCGCGCACTCGACTTACCATTGTACGCCTGTAGATCTAAGTCCGGCGGTGTCCACTTGTATTTATTCATGGGAGAGTGGACACCCGCTAAATTAGTACAAGATAAATTAAAGGAGTTTGCTGCAGCTTTAGGTTTTGGTGGGTCTGAAATATTCCCTAAACAAACTGAAATACTAGCAGATCGTGGTGACATAGGTCAGTGGATCAACATGCCATACTTTGGTACAGAACGTTGGTGTGGTGAAATACCACCTCAAGAATTTTTAAGAACAGTTAAGCCTATAACTGTTAAACAACTAGAAGAATTAAGTATAACAGTGAGCACACAATTTGAAGACGGCCCACCATGTTTACAACACTTAGCACAACAAGGATTTCCAGAAGGTACACGAAACAACGGTTTATTTAATGTAGCCGTATACTGTCGTAAGAGTAATCCTGATAATTGGAAGACAGATGTAGATAAGTACAATGTAGAATGTATGGATCCACCGTTACCTTCATCAGAAGTACAAGCAGTTATAAAATCAGCTAGTCGTAAAGACTATCATTATACATGTAGTCGTGCTCCAATAGCACCACACTGTAATTCACCTGTGTGTAGACTACGTAAGTATGGTATTGATGATAACTCAGATATGCCTACGGTACATAGCTTAACGAAGTTTGATAGCTCACCACCGATCTGGTTTTTAGATATAGAGGGTGGTGGTAGACTAGAACTAGAGACAGATGACTTACAGAACCAAAGAAGATTTCAACGTAAGTGTATGGAAAAGTTAAATACTATGCCTACTAAGATGAATGAACAAGCATGGACTAAGTTAGTAAACCACTTAATGGAAAACCTAACCGTGATTCCTGCGCCTGTAGACGCTAGTCCTGTTGGACAGTTATTTGAACACTTAGAACGATTTTGTACAGGCCGTGTACAAGCACGAAACAAAGATGAATTACTATTAGGTAAGCCTTGGAAAGAGAATGGCAGAAGTTATTTTAGGATGTCAGACTTTATGGCATACCTAGATCGTATGCATTTTAGAGAGTATAAAGTTAACCAAGTTACTGCTATACTTAAAAGCAATAGTGCAGAACATCACTTCTTTAATTGCAAAGGTAAGGGTGTTAACTGCTGGTCAGTACCTGAGTTTGAACAACACACAGGAGATTTTGATGTACCTAAGGAGTTAGATGATGATGGAACACCGTTCTGATTGGAATGTTATATTCGGCCCACCTGGTACAGGTAAGACTACTGCTTGTATGAATCAGATTAATAACCTAATACAAGATGGTATTAATCCTCAGGATATAGGCTACATAGCATTTACTAAGAAGGCAGCAACTGAAGCAAGAGTTAGAGCTGCTAATAAGTTTGGTTTTAAAAAGGATGATATGCCTTACTTCAGAACAATACATAGCTTATGCTTTATGCAGCTAGGTATACTTCCACAACAGATGATGCAACGTACTCATTACAGAGATTTAGGTGATATCTTAGGTATTGATATCGCTGGTAATAGATTAAATGAGGATGTCTATAATATGTCAGCACCCGTAGGTGACAGACTACTATTCTTAGATAACCTAGCTAGGATTAGTGACACTAGTTTAAAAGATATCTATGACTCATCTGTAGATGATGATATATCACTAGATGAATTAATACTCATGTCAGAGTCTTTATATAAATATAAAAATAAATTTAAACTCTATGATTTTACTGATCTTTTAGAAATGTTTGTAGAGAGAGGTACTATACCTAAGTTACATACTTTAATTGTTGATGAAGCACAAGACCTGTCTAACTTACAATGGCAAGTAGTACACCGTATAGCTAGTAATGCAGAATATGTATATGCAGCAGGTGATGATGACCAAGCTATATACCGTTGGGCTGGAGCTTCTGTAGAAGATTTTATAAAGTTAGAAGGTAATAAGACTATCCTTGATCAATCATATCGTGTACCTGAAGAAGCACATAAACTTGCTACTGGTATATTAAAGAACATTAAGAATAGAGTAGTTAAGATGTTTAAGCCTGCAAGCCTAAGAGGCGAGGTTCACTACCACTTTTCAGTTGATGATATAGATATGAGTAAAGGTTCATGGTTATGTTTAGCGCGTAATGCCTTTCTACTTAAAGAGTATGAGAGAGTTTGTGAAGTTAATGGTTGGGACTACCAAAGAATTGCTAAAGATTTAGAACATATTCCTAGAATATTGATCAGCACAATACACGGAGTTAAGGGAGGTGAGGCAGACCATGTAGCTATCATGACTGATATGGCGTCTCGCTCGTATAAGTATATGGAAAGATGTCCAGACGATGAGCATCGAGTGTTCTACGTGGCTCTAACGCGCGCAAAACAGTCAATTCATATCATTCAACCTAAGGGGCGGATTTATTATGAAATTTGAGCTCCATATACATATCAAAATGAGTCCTTTTTAGTATGCCACATAGTAATATATATAGATATAAAACGAAACCTTATGGCCATCAAGAGGAAGCGTGGGAGATATCTAAAGATTTATCTGAGTATGCTCTCTTTATGGAAATGGGCACAGGCAAATCTAAGGTTATAATTGATACATTTTCATGGCTTTATGACCGCGATAAGATCGATTGCGTACTTATCGTAGCGCCTAAAGGTAATTATATGAACTGGTTTAATAATGAGATACCTACCCACATGCCAGATCGTATCAAATCTGTTATGGCTAATTGGAATGCAGCTGCTAAGAAAAAAGAAAAGATAGCTTTAGACAAGGTTTCACTTCCGTCTGATGACTTACGTATATTGGTCATGAACGTTGAAGCGTTTAGTACATCTAAAGGTTTTAAATTTGCTAAGCGCTTCGTTGACTATAGTAGGTGTATGGTAATCATAGATGAATCAACCACTATTAAGAACCCAGGAGCTATACGTACTAAAAACATTTTAAAGACTGCAATTAATGCTAAGTATAAACGTATCTTAACAGGTGAGCCAGTAACACGTTCTCCATTAGATTTATATACTCAATGTCAGTTTCTTAATCCTGCTCTGTTAGGTTTTAGTAGCTATTATAGTTTCAGGAATCGTTATGCTATTATGATTAACATGTCTAAAGGCAATCGATCATTTAAACATATAGTAGGGTTTCAACGATTAGATGAGCTATCAGATAGTGTTAAGCATTTTAGTTATCGTTGTAAGAAGCAAGATTGTTTAGATTTACCAGATAAAATATATCAATACAGATTTATAGATATTACACCAGAGCAAAAAAGATTATACAAAGAAATATCTGAGCAAGCTATGACAGAGCTTGAAGGTAAAGATATGACTGTACAAAATGTACTTACTGAAATGATGAGGCTACATCAAATTACTTGTGGTCACTTTAAGTCAGATACAGGAGATGTTATTAACGTAGAGAATAACAGAGTCAAAGAACTTATGTCAGTACTTAATGAAGCACCTAATAAAGTTATTATCTGGGCTACATACGTACAAGATATACATACTATCTCTGATGAGATACGACATAAGTATGGCGCAAAATCTGTTGTACAATACTATGGAGCAGTGAGCCAAGATGATAGATTAGAGGCTGTTGATAGATTTCAAAACGATCCTGAATGTCGATTTTTCATAGGCAATCCTCAGACTGGCGGCTTTGGCCTGACACTAACAGCCGCCAGTTCAGTTGTATATTACTCTAACAGTTATAACCTAGAGCATAGAATACAATCAGAAGATCGTGCACACCGTATTGGTCAAAAGAATAATGTAACTTACGTAGATATTATATGTCCTGGTACTGTTGACGAACGTATTGTTAAGTCACTACGTGATAAGAAACAAATAGCTACACAAGTAATGGCAGAAGAATGGCAAGACTGGTTAAGACTTAATCCATGATTGCAATTTACTATACATCGATCTAGGTATAGGAATTCGAACCATATCTTTTATCCATGATTTATCTAGTACTAAACTACCATCTATATCAGTTTGACTATTATCTCCTGACAAGTGTGATACAATGGTAATGGTCTTATCATCTTCAGCTACAATAATACCAATCGAAATACAGTCAGCAAGTTTAGACGGTAGGTCTTTTAGATCAGTCCAACCGTGGGTAGGTGAAATAGCATCCTCCCAGTTAATCATTACTAATTTTGGTAAATTCTTCTTTGCCATATTGTCGTTTCTTTCCATGTTTTTTAACCCAGTCTACACGCCTCTTAACTATTCTACAAGTACAATTAGTGAGGTCTACATATAGTAATTGTACACCTAATTCACGTGCTTTTTTACTAATGATTCTAGATCTGATGGCGTTAGAACCATCCTTATTAAACCTATCCTTTTGCCACGACGCTACTTTAACATCTAGAAGTAATGTTTCGCCTTTCTTTTGATGGACAGCGATCATATCTATTGGCCCCTGCGGCGCTCTATTCTTGAATACCCAGTACCCCTTACTAATAAGCCAAGCCTCAGCGACAGCTTCGCCGAGATGGCCCTTATCCGTATGCTTCATTGTGCTAGTGGATTACTACTCTTTTGTTGTAATTGTTCTATATCTTTTTTAATTGCTGTAATTTCTTTTGGATCTACCATTTTAGCTTCGAGTACTTCTACTCTTTGTATCAGTTGTCCTTGAAATACAAATAAAGAAGCAATTGCAATGACTGCACCGACTGCTCCTGTTATCGTCTTAATGTCCATAGTCTGTCCTCATAAAGTTTATTTGGGTATATATTTCTTATATCCGTATATGTGCTAGCGATATATGAATCTATATTAGCATCAACTAATTCTGGTTGTACAAATATTTCTAAGTTAACCTGTGCATACTTGTCTATCTTATTTGTTTTTTGCATAGCTTTAGCTACAATTAACTGTGTAGCTTTTAACTGACCATCTATTGTTTTGATCTTATCTGCTACTTGAATAGCTATTTCTTCTACAGAAACATTAACATCAACTCCGTCGTCGTTAGAAACTCTGGTTTCAGTTTCAGTTTCGCTGACGGTTTCTTCTTCTCTTCTTCCTTCTGTTTCTGTTGTAGTTTCTTCACTCTTAGTTTCCACTGGAGCTTCGATATTTTCTTCATAAGCAACCTCCTCTTCTATTATTTCTTCTGTTACAAGTACAACTGTTTCTTCAACAAATTCTTCTTCAACCGTTTTAACTTCTGGAATAAACTCCTCTACCTCTGTAAACTCAACTTCAGTTGCTAGTACAATAGTAGGTATCTCTGTAAATTCTTCGATCTCTACGGTAGATAATACTTCTTCAATCTCCTCAAAAGCTTCTGCTATGATAGCAGTTTCTGTAGCCGATAAGACAGTATCATCATAAGTCATAGTAACAGATATATTGTCTAGGTTAGGGCCGCCAAGATTAGCAGGACTATTGCCATCAGACCCACTAATAAAAATATTTCCAATGTTAGAATTAGCCCCTGTATACGATACAGAATCGCTGAAATCTTTGCCATTAATTCCTGTAACATTTGTTCTCTCCTGGCTTGTTACAGCCAATATGTTATTATCTGAATCTCTAATTTGTAACCTAATTGTAAATGTATCTGCTGGTCCAGATCCTCCCCAGCAACCTGACACACCACATTCTCCATTTTGTACTTGGACACTAGAGTTCAGAGTAATTCCATTATTAAGCATTTGCTGAGTGATAACGTTTGTGGTGAGAGCAAAGCTTTGTTCAATAGAACCGGAGTCCCCGAACTCTAGGTCGTAGCTGGACCCACAACAATCGTTGAGTACGGTTACATCTCCCGTCGTAGTCCAGCTAGTCGAGTTACCTCCCTCGAAAGTACCGTTTGTAATTAAGTTGTTTGTTGTTAATTCTTCTGCAAATAAAGTTAGTGGAAACAAGAGTAAGAATATTAGTCGTTCCATGTCATAGACCTCTTAGTCATTTCTTTCTTACGTTTCTTCATCCACTTAGCTTTAGCCTCGTTTCCGATCAAACCATCAATAGGGCACGGGGTCCCTGCGTCCATCATCGCTTGCCATACATCTTGGTCCTGACACATAACACTGATCGCTGCTACTTTCATACCTAGTGCATTTAATACTTTAGATTTTTTTCTGCGTTCACATTGTTCATCAATCATATAACTACCATAAGAACCTGAGAAACCGATCAAAGTTACACCAGCAGTTAAAGGTATGACACACGAATCTTGGCCATAGACAGACATAGCTGGAGCTGTAGCCGGGTTTACAGCAGTCTTAGTATTTGTACTATTGTTAGTTTCGTTATTAGTAGTAGTGTTAGAGCTACTACCAGACTGATACGTTGTTGACGACTCGTATCCACCGGTTATGGCAGTATTAGAACCAGCGTTATTTGTCTGTGTATTAGTAGTAGCCCCTGAACTAGTTACATCTGCTACGGAAGCTTCAATACTTAATAATATTATAATAACCGTAAGTACTAATATAGCTTTCTTTGTCATTACTTCCTCGTTAATGAACCGCCAAAGTATAGTCCTATAATTGAGAAGATCGTATGAGATTGTAAACTAGTAATAAATATTCCTGAGCCCTCACGCCATACGGTAGTTTCAAATGATGTACCAAAGATCCACCAGCCGCTACTCATTTCAGTAGTTACTTGATAGATTACCTTGACATCCGTAAATATAGGAGCAATTATTGGTACTACAATAATAGAGAAAACACACATTAAGGCAATCCATCTCCTTGTATGTTTAGTATGAGGATCTGCTACAGCTCTTGCTTTATCTGTTTGTTCAGCAGCAAAACCTTTACGAGCCATTAACATCTTTTCTCTCTCAGCTTCTGCCTGTCCTTTCTGTGCCATGATAGACATGACGCCACCTAGTACTGTACTAGCTAGCATTGACAATAATTCCATTGGTATCATTCTGATAACCTCCATCCTAGTATTGCTATGACTATTGTACCAACCCATATTAGCACTCGTACACCGCCTTTACCTATATTTATGATCTTGTATAGTTCGACAATGTCCCTGCTATTGCCCTCTACGATCTTAGTTAGAGCATCAATCTTCTCGGCTAATTGTTCGTTAGTTACTTTCATATTGCTAGTGCTATTGTTCCGTTAGTTCCGACCATTGGCATCTCAGCAAAAGCCATATAATAATATTTTGTATTTTCTTGATTGTTACCAGTAGATGTTGATGCCATTCTAAATCCATTACTTTCAAATTGCATTGTTGCACTTGTTTGACCAGTATTAGTATTATATCTTACCATTCTCGTTCTTTGTCCACCAACACCATAACCTGTCAAACCTGATACCATTGCAAACCAATCATCTCCTGTTGTTGTCGAATGAATCAATACCCATTTTGGTCTAAAACCACAATAAACTTTAGTTCCTTGAGCATTGCCTGTACCTGAGTAATATCCAAATTTAGAAAACCCTTGCACTTCTGCAAAACAATAAGCTACTATTTCTGTACTAGCTTTATTTGTATGGTCAAAAGTACCAACACTAAAAACACTTGTAGTAGGTGCTGTATCATTCCAAAACACAGCATTATCATTAAGGTTACCACCAGCATTTGCTACTTCCATGTAATCAGTCCATGGGTCTGATACATAAACTGTGCTACCATTACCTGTAGCTCCATAGTCAGCTACATTAGGTTTAGTAAAAATAATTTTAGGTGCAACACCTAATCCATGTCCTATTGTTGCATTACTTCCTGTTCCTGTATAAGTTACAACCGAAAATCCAGCAGTAGTGTTAGCTTGTACTGTTGATGTTATTGATCCATCAGAATTTGAGGAAGTAGTACCACCATTTGCTTTCCAACAAGCAGCTACAAAATTTGAACCACCCACATTTGTGCTATTTTCTCCACCTTTTAAAGTAAATCCATCTGAGGTATAAGTTTGTATATAATCATTAGTGTCATATGCGTTTTGTCCACTTGGCAACCAATTTTTAGCTATGCCTTGTGTTGAGTTATTCCATACTGGGTGTCCAGTACCACTATAATTTTTAATCAAAAGAGAATCAGGTTTAAAACCCATGCCAGTAATTGTTGTTGTGCTACCACTACCAGCCCATGTAGGGCAGTCAAAGTGGTCTGATGATTTTGCTATTGTTGTAAATGCCATAATTATCTCCTATCCATAATCCTTAATATTCTTTGTGCAGATTGCATAGAATCCACTTGGTACTGCGTATTCAAATGCTCCTATGCCAGCACCATCTGCATTAGCTGATGCTACTGCTGTTGTTCCAAATCTACCCTCACCAAAATTACAATACATATATCTGTTTTCATTATTTGCTTGATTACTTGCCGATGTAATATTTATTCCCCAAAATTCATCGCCTTTAGCAAACGATAATCCGGGATAATTTCCATTAGCTGGGTCTCCAGCACTAGATGTACTAGGGGCATTGAACCATGTGCCATTTTTACCAAACCATATTTTAGAAGTAGCTGCAGATAAATCTACTGCTACCATAATAATATCGTTTTCTGATGCTTGTGAGCCATAGTTTACTGTGCCACCACCACCATCATCTATAATGTTTGGTGTACTTGTTAATGGTTGATAAGTAATTCCTTCACAACCATTCGAGCCTGTTTCTTTACCTACGATTGCATTAGCTCCACCACTATATCTCCATCTTCTTTGTGCATGAGAACCATTCTTTGAAATAGATATAGTTGCTGAATCTGTAGTAGTTCTATCAGTTCCTAGTTTAACCTCAAAATACCATTTTCCATTTTTGACCATTTGAGTAGATGCACACCCATCGGCACTTGCACTTGTTCCTAAATATGCTGTACCAGCATAATCTACACTTCCGGGTACATATGCTTGATTAGCATCTAATGTGCAAAATAAATTACTAGTTGTTGATGCAGATTGTTTTACATTTCCACTAACTGAAAAAGTAGCACTGTTTCCACTACTGTCTGTGCCTAATGCACCAGCATTTTCAAACTTTAAAAACCAACCATTTGTTCCTACTGTATATGATGGGTTCAAGATCGGTTTCCATTCTCCAGTCGTAGAATCTGTTTCTCCAAACACTGTTGGAGCTAAAGCCGAACCATCTACATTGTGTATATGTGCTAGATGACCTTCAAATATATTACTACCACTACCTGCTTGTCCTATAATATGACCAACTGAAGTACCTGCTGTTTCTTTATTCCAATTATAATCATTGTTCTGTCCTATATCTGTTGCACTAGCCCATGAAGTTTCTCGTACTCCATTGACATAAAACTTTAATCTATCTGCACCTGTGCTTTGTGTTGAATCGGCAGATATTACAAAGTGATACCATGATGTAGAGTCTACAAATTTTCTTGTGCTTTCGTGATTGCTATTTACACTAGCACCTTTGTAATCTAGTATGCCTACTGTATTATCGTTTCTAAATTGTATTTGAAAATCATCATTACCACTATTACCATAATTACCCATGATTTGTTGGTTAGCAGAAAATTTTGAAAACTTAACCCAAAAAGATACTGTAAACTTTTTAGCGTTTGTTGGTGTTCCTGTAAAATCTCTTGTTAAAATATTAGCCATTGAATTGTCCTGAATTATTCATTCCTACTGTTACTGTAATACTAAATGCCCTATCGGCTGTTTGACTCTCTGCATCAGTTGCTCTTAATGTAAAGTTATATGTAGTCTGACTTGTCGGACTAGGAGCTGTACCAGTGATCGCTCCTGTTGATGAGTTAAGCGATAAATTCATAGTACTCGCTGGTGTGTCAGAGTTGCTAGTTAAAACACTTGTGGTTTCTGAATATGCAATCGTGCTATCACCTGATGCTGCAACTGACAAACTAACACTAGATCCTGCTGCTAAACTTCCAAGACTTCCAGCTGCTGTTGTCCATGTAGGTGCATCTGATACTGTGAGTATTGCTGAACCAGATCTGACCGCTAAACCATCAGGGTTTTCAACACGTATAAAATATGTACCATCTGTAGGTAGTGTCACATTAACTGTAAGTTGTGTTGCTGAATCTCTAACGATACTGTTTGGTAGAGTGATAACACCTGTTGAAGCAATAAATTCTACGTTAGGTGTAACTACATAATTCGTTCCTGTTATAACTATATTCGATGCCGTATTATCAATTGTAGTTGGACTAATACCAGTAATCGTAGGTTTAGTTTCACCTGACGCTGCAATCGTAATAGTCTCATCGCCACCATCGTTTGTTTCAGTTAATGTTATATTGCTACCAGCTGTTAGTTTATTGATTAATAAATCTGGTGTCGTATCGTTTGCTGATATTGCTACGTTAGTATCTGTATTTGCTACTACAGCCCAAGCACTACCAGTCCAATACTTTAATTGATTAGATGAGGTGTTAAAGTTTAAGTCACCAGCATCATTATCAGAACCAGGATCTGAAGATCCGACTCTGTACCTCGCTGCAAAATCATTGATACCTGATACGTTATTAGCGACGGTCGTTACATTAGAAGCTATACCAGCAACTGTAGTTACGTTAGAAGAAACACCGGCGACGGTAGTCACATTGGACGCGACGCCGGCAACAGTTGTCACATTAGAGGAAATACCTGCTACGGTTGTGACGTTGCTAGAAATACCCGCAACAGTTGTAATATTCGATGCAATACCTGCTAAGGTGTCCATGTTAGTTACATTATCAGAAGTTCCTAATGTATTCATATCTGAGACTATATCAGTAGTTCCTAATATTGCTAGATCGGCAACTGCGTCTGCAGTACCTAGTCTTCCGATCTCTGTAGCTTTACCTGCAACAGCTCCAATGTCCGTTGCGTCGGCAGCGACAGCATTAATGTTAGTTGCATTACCTGCAACTGATGTAACGTTAGACGAGATTCCAGCGACAGTTGTAATGTCTGATGTAATACCTGCTAGTGTATCAAGATTCGCGGTTGTTGGTCCCATTGAAATACCATCACCGTCTGAATTTACTGTTAAAACCTTGTCTGCTACGAGCTCTGCGCATGTAATATTCGTCGTAGCAGAGGTCTCTTGGACCTTAATAGAACGATCTGCAACCTCAGATATTTGAGCTGCAATCATTGTTAATTTGTCGAGAGCTGCTTCATGAGTCTCAGCTCCAAAAGCGTCGCCCTCTACGTAATCTGTTTCTTGAGTAAGTGGTACGTTACGCATGATTACAATCTTATGTGTATCAGGTAACGCGGTATTTACCGTAATAGTAGCATAGTTTGTCGAAGCGTTAATAGCTACAGAATAATCATATGTCCCTGAACCATCTTTTGTTTGTAATGTTTGAACACCAGTGGCTATAACGACAGTATAGACCTTAATCTCTGTTGCTGCAGCGACAGGAGCATTAAAAGGGAACTCGGTCGTTGAACCGTTCCCTGTACTTACCGATCTTGCTAGTGCTGCACCTACTGTCATTCTTGTATGCTCCTAGGAACAAAGTATCTTTGATCCCTGTCCCTCATTATACGACGTTCCTCCCTTCGAAGATACCCTGGATTTGACAACTCCATTAAATGATTATATATTAAGTAATCTTGTATCATTTTACCATAAAATAAGTTCTGATAAGGCATATTATTCTTGATAAACTTCATTACTTCTCTTGGAGTTTTATCAGTATCTGATACCGTCGTATGGATAATCTGAAGTACATCTTGTAAAGTATTAAATCCAGGACCAGCTAATTGCTCCAGTGGACTACGACCTTGATAATTACCAATTAACATATCTCCATAAATACCAAGACTTCCGCCTTGTAGTAATGAATCAAGCACAAATCTTAGGTCTGGTAAATTATTATCACCAAGCATTTTTCTAGGTGATCGTCCTTTAGCCATTTCTTTTGTCTGTATAGCTAATGCACCAAGAATTGCAGATCCAACAACAAGCTGTATAGCCCCAGCAACATTAGCTTCTCCATTGTGTACTTTAGAATATGCTTTATTTAATAAAGCTTTACGTACTACTGTTACTGGGAATGTTTTAAACAACGTAAATTGTCTTATAGCTTCACCCCAACCTGTACCTGCTCTAGTTCCTCCTTTCATAAATGCTTGTTCCCAAGCACCAGGAATCATGATACCGTTTCTAGATGTGTCGTTAACCATGGTTATATATCTACGGCGAATGGTCTCTAAATAATCAGCTGGGTTAAACTCATAACGTTTTGATTCACCTTTAATAACAGTTTCTCTGTCATTAAAACGACTGTCACTTCCTTCTTTAATAATACTTTTGATATCTTTTTTTAAGTCTCCATCAAATCTCAGATCTTTAACACTGATAATTTCTTCAGCTTCCATTTTATTAATACCATACTTTCTAAGTATATCCCATTCTTTAGCACCAATTCTATAATCTTCTAGTGTTTTTATTACTGCTTTACCAGGTTCAGTCTTTGCTAGATCGTCAAAAGATAATTTTTTATGACTAGCAAGATGGTTCATAAAAGTAAATGACATACCGATAGCATGGCTATCATTCCACCAAGACATTAAGTTAAACTTAAAAAAGTGGTTTTGCGCACGAGTTAGCATTCCTGGATAGTTACCTTGACCTATACCAACTTTAGCAAATAAAGATCCTTTAAACATTTGAACACCAACACCAAGAGAGTTAGCATACTTTCGTCTAGTTTTACTTTGACCACCTATACCATCAAAGATATTACCTATAGTTCTAAAGGTAGCTTCAATACCACTCATACCTGAGTTAGTTAATGCTCCTACTTGAAAGGCTATATCACCAAAAGCTGAAAGAGTAGCTTGGCCTAGTTTAGACATAACTTGAATAATCCTTAAGCTTCTTGAATAAAAAGCTAAGTGGTTTGCAACAACTCCAGCTTCTTGAACATTAGCACTACCATCTAGTTCAGCCATCCACCGTCCTATATTTGTAGGTAAAGATTCTCCAGAAGCAGGATCAGTTTTTCGTAATCTTTTATTAGCAAATTCTATTTCTTTTTTCAGGTTTTCTTTGTGTTTTTTAACCGTAATTTTTTTCCCGTCAACTTCAATTTTTGCAGTGTCCTTTTGTCCTTTAAGTTTATTTAGTTTATCATTAGCACTAGCTAATCTATTTTTAGTAATCTCACGAGCTCGTCTATAGATATTTATTAGGTTATTTTCTGGGTTAGTCCCTAATTCTCTTAACAAGACATTATTATTAGTTTGACCTATAGTTTGGTTTATTACATTTTCTACTAGAGATTTTTTAATATATTTTTGTGAGTACTCATATGCTGCTTTACCTGACTTAAATTTAATTTGAGAAGGTGTAGATTCTTTCGCACCTACATTACGTTTACCTGAAAAAGCTTTCCTAATAATATTTTGAAATCTTTGAACAAAGACATTCATTCCAGTATTACCAAATTGATAGGACTCACCCCTATAAATCATATTTTCACCTGAGACAATTGTTTGCCAAAGACCATCTAAATAATCATCTATTGAGTCTGGTGTTTGAGGCAAAAGTTCACCTTTTTCATTAACATAAATAGTATTTTCGGTGTCCATATTGTCTTTCATAAAAGCTATCCACTCATCTTTATCAGTCTTGTAAAGAGTTGCTTGATCGTGGCCCATGAGCCCAAATATTTCTTCAAAAGAGTCTGCAGCTTTTGATTTTACTGCACCGTTATCATTTGATATTTTAGACCTTGCTTCCCAATTTTTAATAATAATGTTTGCTATTTTTTCTGCTGCTTGTTCTTTTGGATTAGTTGGTTTAAAATCAGGGTCATTTAAAATTCGGTAACCTACATCAAGAATAATATCTTCCATTTTACCATCTCTGAATATGTCTAAAACATTTGCTTCTGTTAGATCGTCAAGTAATTGACCTTCAGCCATTCCTCTTTCTGTTTGTTGCATTGTATCAATAGAAAGCCTTGAACCTTCTTGTTTTGCTAAACCACCTGTCTTACTAAATGTTTTTATTTTTCCAACAAGAAAAGCTTCTAAAGCGCCCATCGGATCTTCAGACCTTGAAATATAATCAACTGCTTGTTCTATAACAATATGGTCGTGTAATAGAGCGTTTACTTGCGCCTTATGTGCACGTTGAACTTCATATAATACTTGTTGAGTTAGCTCTTCATTTGACCTATCAAATAGTCTTTTTTGACTTTGTTTATGGCTAGCTATTTCGACAATAGCATCGATCATAGCTTGGAATTCACTGCCACGCAAAGTATTATCACCTAATTTAAGGTCTTTCATTTCTCTGTTAAAAAACTTTTCAAGTTCTAGTCTAAAAGCTTCTATTTTGCATCCGCTCATGTAACATCCTCACAATTCATAAATCTATTAATAGCGGCCTTTACGTCTTTATTTTCTAGTGTTTTACCATATAGCGCTTCTATTTCTTTTAATTGTTCTTCTAATAATTCCGCTGTTTTAACATTCATTGCTTTAGCCAGTTCTTTTTTAGATTCTATTTTTTCGCCATATCCTGTTTCAGGATTGTCTATATCTTTGTTAAAATCTTCTGAGGCTTTTTTAGCTTGAGCTATTCGTCTTAATTTTTTACTTCTCATTGGTGTTAGTAATCTTTTTACTTCTTCAACAACAGATGCTCGATTGTCGCCTGGAAACGTTCTACGAGCCCTCATTGACGGTGTAAAGAGTTTATTTTCTGGGTCAAACATTGCCAGGAGATGATCGAGGTTATGTCCTTCTTTCATAACCTGTTCCATCATATCTGCAAGTTCGTCTGAAGATTGTGCTATTCTAGCTCTTTTTTCAGCCTCTTTTTGAATGAATCTTGTTTTTAACTCTGGGTCTTTTTCTTTTCTTGGATCTATTGTTTGTTCTACACCATCAACTGTTCTTTTAATACCAGGTTGGTTTTGTACAACTATATTTTGATGTTCATACAATTTCTGAATAAGTCTATTAACTCCTGGAAATTTAGTACCTAATTCTTTTTGTAATTTATCTATCTTATTTTCAAGTCCTTTAATATCCCTTTGTAAAATTTTGATTTGAGAATCTGAGAGAAGTTCTTCTGGTTCTGGGCCTGTACCTTTTCTAAGTCTAGCTTTTTGTTGTTGAAGCTGAGTTCCAAATTTTTGTATATCTTCAGATATAATGAAAGCTTGATCAATATCAGATGCACTTATATCTTTATCTATATTATCAATTCCTGATACATCAACAGGTTCTCCATTTTCAATGTCTATGGCGGCTTTTTTTATTTTAGCATTGTGCAACATCTGATTAGCAGCAGATCTTGCGGCCTGGGCATCAAGAGTTGTATACTTAACAGCACCTCTAAATGGAGTAAGTCTTATATTTCCAGCTTTATCTCTAGGAGCTACAATGGTACCTAAAGCTCTAGCGTCCATACCACCTAAAGTACTTAATGCACCAAGGCCACCTGAAAAAACTGTACCAAAAGCTATGTTAACTACAGAATTCACTGCTCCATAATCTAATTGTTCTTGAGAAGCTTGATATAAAATAGGAGCTTCTAAAACAACACTTGCCGCAGCACCTGTATAAGCTCCGAGTTGTGTGTTTGCACTTAATCTACTAGCATCTCGTAATCTTTTAATTAAAAAGAGAGGTTGTGTAAATGCGGCAGAAAATATAAGTGGTATATTTAAAGGGTCTGCGACTGCTGCAAACATTTCAATACCCATACCATACCAAAAAGTTTTACCTTCAGCTTGACTTAATATGTAATCATTCCGCATACTTTCTTTTTTTCGATCGATTAATCGACGTAAACGTACATTTGAAATAGGTCCGTCAAGCTCTAAATGTTCTTTCATTCCTTCTTTTTGAAGTATTTCAGAAGCTTGGTCTTGTCCTAAAATTTCAAAAGAAGTAAGTTCGTCACTTGTGTCTAGTTCAAGTAAATGATTAACTTCTTCTGGACTTAATGAATTACCTGATAATACTCTTTGCTCAAAGCCTTTTAATAAAGAGGTGTCGTACATTCTTCCTAAAGACTTAGAACCTGTAAAATTCCAACCTCTTTCCCAAGCAGCATCTGAAACTGCTGTAGACCCAATGTTTAGTCTATCATATAAACTAGTATAACCTTGTGTCTCAGTATACCTTTCTTTAATTGCAAAAAAACTCATTCTTTCTCCGGCATTTCAATACCAATCATCCTTGGAACAAAATTAAAAGCATCAGGATCGTTAGTGCCATACTTACGACTAGCTGCTCTAAGAACATCTTGTTTAGCAATTTCTTCAAAAGGTATATATATTTCGTCGCCAGTTTTAGAGTACTCATTATAAAAATCAAAAACCTCATTTATTTGGACTGCAAAACCTAAAGAGTGGTCTTGAGTATTAACAAGCCTCATATTTTCCATCATAGTACTTGTAATTTTTTTTCTTTTAAGGTTTTCAACTTCTTTTTGTAGTACTTCATCAGATGCACCTGGAAACATGCTTTTAACTTCTTGTTCTAATTCAGGCATGTCTTTTATTAGATCGTCATAAACATAGTCTATCACAAATCTTTTTACATCTTTCAAGTGTGTATAACCCATAAAACTCTCTATATTTTCAAGGTTAGCACCAAACTTTTCACCTAACTCTCTCTTATTTATTATTGCTACCATATCCATATCTTCTTTAACATGTTTCATATCTTTAAATATTATTTCATCTTTAACGAGTCTTGTAGCAGTTGTTACGTCATGTCCATTTCCCATATATTGATAAATCAACTGTTTAAACTTTGTGACAAACTCTTTTCTAGGACCTTGGTTACCGCCGTATAAAAGTGGTAGCAACTCCCCTGCTATTTCTTGAGCTCCGGTGTTTATGTCTGTACTAAGTTCGTGCTGTGCAATATCCTCTTCTGTAGCATTAGCATTAAACCATTTAGTAGCTCCTGTTTGATCTAAGTTTGTAGCATAATAATCTGTTTGAGGTATTCCACCTTTTGTTTGTGACATACCTTTTAAAAATTGGTGAAATACATCTTTACCCATAGTTTGTTTTTTACCTTCTAAGTATGCATATTTTCCTGTTGCGCTTAAAGCTGCATATTGAGTAGCTTCTGACTTAAGAAAATTAGTATCAAAACCATTGTCTAGTTTTATATTATTTTCAGCAGCTATAAGTTGAAGATTTTCATGGTATGCTTGATCATTTGGGCTTAAACCATCTACTAATTCTTTTGCTCCTGGTATACTTGATAAAATATAACCAGTTTTATCATTGTTAAATTGATTCATTTTTCTTCTATATTGGGCATCCATCGCTGTAAATATTGCTTTGGCTGAGGCTTTATTATTAAAGTCAAGACCATATTTTTCTGAAAGTTCTTTAGTTGCCACAAACCAGTCACCGCCAGCGTCCATTGCTTTTTGTGGTATATCTAATAGGTCACGATCAAGACCTACTCTAAATGATTCATCTCCTATTTTAGAAAGAAGCATTTTTACGTTTGCACCAGCGCTTACATTATTTTTTCTTGCCTGTCCAGCTTGTAACAAAGTATTACCTATTTCTAAAAGACTTTTTCCTAGATCGGTTGAACTAGAAGCCGTTTTTCGAGTTGCTGCCGTAAAACCTGTTCCTGTAGGTAAGCTTACACCTTGTTTTCTTGTATATGTACTTATCTTAGCCATTACGGTATTAACCTCGAAATATGTTTAATAAGTCTGTTACCTTGGTTTATATTTCTTACAGGTAAAGCATTTCCATTTTTTAATGATTCACTTAGTGAACCACTAAAAATATAAGTACCATCTTTATCACTTTCTACTTTTAATTTATCATTAAACCATGGTGCTGTGGCCGCTACTTTAAGAAGTATTTCATCTGATGCTAGCTCATTAAAATTAATATTTTGTAACTGTGAGTTAAGTATCTCTCCGCCATCTTCTAAAATATTTACTTCTTCTTCTTTTATTAAATTAATAATAGTCTCAACATCTTTTTTAGACTTGGCTTTATAAGCACTAATACCTGCACTATAGTGATTAAATAATTGTTGCTCTGAAAGTTCGTCGTGTTTTCCTTGTATAATCTCTTGTACAAGAGCACCTGGATCTAATTTTATCATACCATCTATATAAGCATTTTTGTATGATTTTAAGCCACTATCTTTTAAATCTCTAGCTTGAGCAGGTGGTATAAATTCATTTTGCTCACCCATAACCATATTAAATTCTGCAACCTTAGTATTATAAGAAAGAGGATCTTGTTGAATTGATTTTACATTATCATCAATACCTCTTTTTATTAGGTTAGTTTTTGCTTCCATTCTAGGTTGTAACTCTACGGCAATAGCTTTATTAATTTGGTCTTGTTTAAATACTTGTGTATACTGCCCCCAAAGTTCTTGTGCTAATGGGTTAGGTGCTGTGTAGCTTGGATCAGCTAATAACTCGTCTATATAGTTTTTCTTTTGGTTTGTATAAGTATTAGGGTTTGAACCATCCATATAGCTTAGGTCATTCATATAAGCATCACTATTAACTTGACTTAAAATTGCGTTGCTATGCTCTTCATTTTTTATGCTAAGTTCAGCTGACTTATTAAATACCCAAGCTTTAGCAGCATCTACTTCTGTTTGCGGGTTTTTATTTATAGTTTGTGTTGTTCCTGGTACTTGTATCATTACCCGTAAGACTCCTTAATCATTAATGCTTGGTTACCACCAGCCAATATAGTCTGACCAATCTTAGTTTTAGATTCTTGAATTACGGCATCACCAGCCATCCTTTGAGAAACTGCAGACATTCTTGCTCCCTCAGCTTTTATGTCACCACCATATAAAATAGTTAATGAATCTAATTCACCTTGAGTTATTGTATCAAGTTGTACATCTAAACTACTACCTGTTCTAGTTACACCAGAAGCGCCATAAGAAGTTTTTTGGTCACCTAATATTCTTCTAAGATTATCCTTGTGTTTTTCATTTTCAAACTGGGCATTTTGTTCGGCTATAATCGCGTTGTTTTCTTGTACCTTAGCATTATATTCATGCATAGCTTTTTGAGACTTAGCAGCCTGTCTTTGACCTTGAATGGTCATTGCTGTACTAGCTACTGTCATAGCTATCATAGCTGTTACGCACATAAGTAAACCTCCATAATTCGTAATAATAGACTATTTATCATCGATCGGACACCACCAATGCATACATTATTGCTAAAACTGTACAAGGCTGAGGTTGGTCATGCTGTACAACTAGGTTAAATTTACGATCTGGAGTATGAGAAATCAATACTCTCTTATCCCCGGTAAATAGTGTTACTGTGTCCATAGACTGAGCGCCTTCTCTAAATGGTACTGCTTCTAAGCCTCCAGTATCTCTAAAATCTAATTCTTCAAGTGGTAATGTTTCAGCTGCAATTTTAAGGTTATAGGTATCTACAACTCTAACCGTAGCTCGTTCAATACGTCTTACCTTACCTTGTGATGCTCCTGTTTCTGTCTGTACTTCAGGGTCTAAGGTTACTAGCTTACCTTGATACGCTAAACCGACACTAATCTCAGTACCAGAACTAGCTAAACTAACAGCACCTGACGAGACAGTTCTATTTGGGTGTACTGCACCATCAACTAATACTTGAACTGTTTCACCTTCTAAATGAGTTAAACCTGATACACTATTAGCAGAGGCACCAGTATAAGTTAAACCTGAATCAACAAAGAAAGCGTTACTAACTGACTTACCTTCGTTTGTATCAAATATTTCTTCTAAAAATTCTACATAATGTTTTGTAGATCCATTAATTGTTCTTTCAACTATCATATAAAGCTGATCTTCAGTTTCAGTTGCTGTAGGTATAACTGCAATACTTAACACCTTAGCTTCTGCTTGACTTGTTATAGCTAGTCTTGTAGAATCACCTGTTGTAATTGTTAAAGGACTAGCACCTGCTCTTGATGTTTCTTTTATAGTTACTACATTACTAGCAACAGTTGCTGTGAAATCAGAGTCAGCATCTACTAATGTTTTTAAGTTTGTAGCTGTTTGGTTATTACTAGTTGTACTATGAAACTTTCCAGACGTAGAAGATGTAGCAGAATAAAAAGTTGTAGTTGTACCATCTGATTTTGTTAAAACTAGTTTTGAATTATTTGCTATATTAGCGTAATCTGTTACAGTAACTGTACAATTACCAAGAGTACCTCCTGGTATATGTCTATGCCAAGCTACAACATCCTGTTCTCTCTCATAAGTCAAACACCTTAAACCACCATCTTCTAACAAAACCCACACTAAATTATTAGGAGACCTTGCATAAGCAATACTCTTTATTGTAGAGCCTGATACAATATGCTCACCTATTAATGATAGGTCTGGTGTTACAAAACCGTCAATGTCATATTTATAAGCTAGCTCTCTAATTCTTAATTTATTTCTATCTGTAAAAAGTGTAGCACGTCCAGCAGTTATTGGTATTTGAGCTGCTACACCATCTGATGTTTCTCTATTTACTGTTACGTTTGTAGGCGTTAGTGCTAAGTTATCAGATCCTGATGACATAAGAAATGGTCCGTCTGATGTACCTAATTGTAATTGTCTTGCACCCTGCATCCAGCGTATTGCATTTACTTGACTTGTTGCTAGTGTAAATACTAAGGCTGAGTCATCGGTAACTGCACCGTCAGTAGCTGTAGGCGCAAAGTTTTCAAAGTCTCCTGACTTACTACTATATACTGTGTTTGGTTGATTTGTAGTATTAGCAAAGAATAATCGATCTTGATAGAATGTAACACATGTTGGCCAACCTGTAGTATCTGACCAAGCACCTAGTCTCCAATCAGTTGTACTACCTGTACCACCAAAATCACTTAAAATAGTGACTGTAACCACGGTCGCTGAAGTAAATCCAGTAACCTTAGCATAACCCCAAGTACTACTGTGTTTTAACCTTATTAATCTTCCTACATCTGTACTAGCAAAAGTACTGACACTTGCTGTAATTGTTCTACTTGAACCTGATGCATGACTAGGAGTCATAGTTGTAGCAGATGTATTTTGATCAAGGTACGGTCCATCTGTTTGATCAAACTCAGCTACAGTCCAAGTAGTATGGCCGGTTCTTGTTACTTTTCTAGGTTTAAATTCAGGGTGAGTTACATACAAAATATCTGCTGATTGTGTAAATGATAGTCCATCTAAATACTCTTCGCCCCAAGGGCTTGATATTTCGTATGCTGAACCAGAGTCTAAAATCTGTCCTTCATTACGATAGAACCTTATATAATCATTACCAAACTCTAATATATAAGCTTGTGTAGTACTAAATACAAATGGAATAAGTCTTTTAGTGTTTGCACTATCTTTACACTCGGCTATATACCGTGTACCTGATCTTTTAACAATTCCACCGTGAGGAAAACAAATAAAGTTTTTAAGAGTTTTACAGCTAGCACCATACTTTTGCAGGTCTACACGACCATGCATTTTAGGAGTAATTTCTCCTCCTGTGAAGTTAGTTTGTACTGGCGTAACTTTTGCCACTTTAACTCCTTGGTGGTGTTTCTATATTAGGACGTTTTAAACCACCTCTTGAATCGATCCAGTAATCTGCATCGACTACGTCTTGACAATTTTCTTGAGCATCGACGTATCTAGCTTCTTTAAGTTTTAATGTATACATTTGCCACATTTGTTCCATTGCTGTAGAACTTTGTAGTAGTGGTTGTGCTAATTCAGCCGCTAATCTAGCAGCAAGTGCATCAATCAATAATGTATCATACTTAGTTACATCAGTAACTAGAGCTAAATATTGTACATTAAGTGTATCTCCGTCATATAGAATAAAATCGTTTTCGATCTGATAGTTATCCGTAGCATTTTCTAATTGTATAAGTCTTAAAAAGTCTGCTGGTAATTGAAATCTGTTATCATAACCATAAGCTGGTGATGATGAGTCTTTTGATAATGCTACTCTTTTTGTTAAGCAGTTCCAAGGATGTGCCCTAAAAACTGCGGCTCTTGTATCATCCCATAATACAGAAGCTGTAGAAGCTGCCTTATCTGAATCAGTTAAAGCAGTAATTGTATTAACACCTAACAAAGTTAAAGCTCTGTTTACGATATTAATGTCTGCTGATGCTGTTGCCATTTTACCTCCAAGCGGGGAGCCCGAAGGCTCCCCTATTTATATTAATCTATAACATAGATTAGATAACCTACAAGGTCATCACCTGATGCGATTGCAGTACCTTGAGATGTTGCTCTTATTACAACACCATCTTTACTGTCAAACGTATGAGTACCACCAGTAGCTTTAATGCCAGCTAGTGCACCCTCTAATGTTTGATAACCAACAGTATCTACGTCTAGACCGTCAACGAGACCGTCTGAGTCAGCAGCAACTGCTGTGCCGTCAGCATTAGTATAAGCATCCCATCCAAGATCTAATGCAGCTGAACTAGTAGTCCAGTTAACATAAGCTCTTGATAGAGAAGTCAAGACACGCACACGTCCAGCTGGTAGCTTACCTAAAGCTACACTAGAAGTTGCATCTCCTGCACCGTCTTGGTCATGAGTAAAGAACATAATTCTTAATCTCCCATGCATTTCATCCGGTCTTGCTTGAGTAGTAATAGGATCTGCAGTGCTATTAGTATACTCTGTTGATTTCTGAGTTGTTACAGCCATTGTCTACCTCCTATTCTGCACATTTAATTTCAAGTACTTTTTCTTCTTCCATACGGACTGTACCGAATGAAGCTGAACAGTAAACTTGAGTTGAATTACGTTTATCGCGTCTAGGACCGATGTCTACATTTATATCTGCACCTACTGCAAGCAATAGTCCAGATTTTGAGTAGCAAATAACTCGTCTGTAAGAGTTAGAATCGGTTTCAACAAGCTCAGTTCTAATGAACTCAAAGCCCATGAACGAATTAACGTCACCTTGTACCAAAGCTTTAATAGAGTTAAAATCAGCACTAGTTACTTCAGTTGTTTGTAGCAAGTCATTAATTTGTTTTGCTGTACAAATGATGTAACGAGGATCTGATGGATCTGTTTCGTTTTGGTCTAATATTTGTTTTGCTCTTCTAAGTTTACCAATAGTTAAACCAGAGTTTGTAGCACCGCCACTTTCAACATAGTTCACAGCAATTTGTTGTGAAGCTGGGAAAGTAACAGATGTAGCTCCAGTTTTACCAGTGTAAACTGTTCCAAAAGCACCTGCGATTATAATCTCATCCATTTTTCTACCTAATGCAAAACCTGCGTTTTGAGCATATGGAGAAGTTGGATCGATTAACAATCTGATTCGGTCGGTTCTATCAATCAATTCCGCCCAATCAAAGTCACGTAGTGAGACACGTCTTCTATCGTGTGGTACTGTGATAAGTGGAGTATCTTGATGACGACCAGTCACTTCTTGCGCATTAGTAGCACCTATTCTGTCGTAAAACTCGTACTCAGCGTTCTGAGACTCGACTCTTACGAATGGACGTAGGCGCGAACCTTTTTGTTGCAAGAGGTGTTCAACATTCGCTTTGTACTGATTGACAAAAGCGGTAGTAATTTGAACTGACATAATTGTCCTCCTTCAAAAGTTAAACTTATCGCAATGGTTGCCCTTTCGGACCACTACTACCCTATACCTGGGTCTCGGTTACGGACTCTATGAGCTACCCGTTAATCCGGATTATATCCTGTATTTATCTAAGTTGACACCTCTGTATCAGGATAAGCATACTCAAATAAACGACCAAACTTCTTAACGGCTTCTTTATGCCCGTCAGTCTCTTTATTTGTATACTGCTCCATGAAATTAGGATCCCTTTGTAAACGTGCAATTTCCTGTCTAGCGGAGTCTGGTGTCATCTCAAAAGATTGAGGTTTGCCAGGTTCTGCTCCAGCTTCAGCCATCATCTGGCCTACTTTTGCAAACATTTTAACAAACATAGGATTATTCCCTTGACCAGTATTATCTAGCCATGTTAAAAAATCGTCACCTCCAAGTTCTCTAGCAGCACGTTGAGAAAGGTCTACTTGCTCATCAAATGCTTTACCTAGATCAGTTTTTAGTGTTTTATACCATTCTGCTTTTTGATTTTCATCAGCAGTTTTTTGGTTAGTAAATTGTTCAGACATATATTTCAAATAACCGTTATTTAAGTCATTAGCTTGTTTATTTGTTAAACCAGCTGAATGCATAAGAGTTTTCATTTGTTTTTCCATGTCTTCATTATAGTCCATGCCTTCTGGAAGTTCAGCCTTAGTAAACTCATATTCTTTAGGTCGTCCTAAACGATCATAAAAAGTATTCATTTCTTCAGGTGTTGCATTTTCAGTTGGTAAAGCTATTTTATCAGTACCTACCATTTTTTGGGCATGTATATAAGACTTTGCTAGTCCTCCTACATCTTTAATATCAGCGAGACTCGGATCGGTTTTAACATCATCTGGTAATGCATTTTTCCAATCAACCGAGCTCCCCGTATCGACTGATGACTCTACAGCTGTTTCTGTAGCAGCTTCAGCGGACCCTGTTGCCTCTTCACTCATAATTTTCTCCTGCGACTAATCGCAATATTTCCTTCGGATCTCGTTCAATGAACTTCAGGATTTGTAGTACAATACTTCTTTGTCCTTCTTTAAAAGATGTACTGTGTGGGTCACCTGGAGTAAAGGATGTTACATCTAAGAAACATACCTTACTTAGGTGTTCTAGCACGCGCTCACCGTCTTTGGTGTTGAACACGGCGCGATAAGAATCGTGTAATTCGTTTAGTTTAGGTTTCCTCGCCACCTAGTAGTCCTGCCGCATTGGCATCTTTAGCAGCCCCAGCAAGTTGCTGTGCTTGTTCTGCTTGTGCCATAGCTTCTTGTTGTTGCTGTCTTTGTTCTCTCATCATAGCAACACTTTCATCATCTAACAAAGTTTCGATAGGTGCGTCGAGTGTACCATGCGCCCATTTGAATGCACCATCAGCATCTAAGTTATCAAATATTTCAGGTTTTACTTGTGCCAACGGAATCATTTGTTCTAAGAACCTGCTAAAGTTAAAGATCTGCTGAGCTTTCTGAGCACGAGCTACAGGAGATACATATTCTACTTTTAGCGCCTGACCTTGTATTTCAGGTGGTGCTGCTGGAATAGCATTTCTTCTAGCCATGATAGCAAATACTCTATCAATTAAAGGTCCTAAGAATTCTGTTTGTAGACGACCAACCATTGGTCCTAACAACCTCATTTTCTCTTCTTGACGTTGTAATACTTCTGTTGCGGTCATTTGTGGACCTTCTTGCCTCATTTGTAACCAATCAACATGGAAAGTCTTAAGTATATGTTCACGTCTAGTTTCTATAAAGTCTAAACCAATATCTGGCCTTACTGCATTAGCAATAGGCTCGATCTTATCTTGTGTACCTGAACGGTAATAGTTTAAACCGCCTGGAACTGTTCTAAGTGGTAACATAAAACCGTCATCAGGAACCAATAAAGGGGGATCAGTTGCTTTTTGAGCAGCCCTAATGACGGTCTTAGTCATTTCGTTTACCATCCGTATATCTGGTAAACATGTCATAGCTGGAGAACGACCGTATATCTCTCCAGCAGTTTTGGACCAGCGAGGGACCATATATGGAAATTCATTAAATCCTGATTCAGCTAATAAGATTTTTTCTTCAACTAGTACATAACAACTACTAAATGGTAGTTCAGTTGCACTCTTTAAACCAGGACCATAAGAGTCTCTAGGTTCGACTGCATGTATACATGTAAATTCTTGGTGTGGTTGTTTGTATGAATTCTCTATAAATTTTTGTGGTAGTCGATCTGCATATAATTGTACTAGTTGTCTTGCTGTATGTTTGTACTTACGATATAGTGTATCTACCTTATGTTCTGAATCTTCAGCAATAAAACATTCTGCTAAGTGATATGTTCTAAAGTTTATAGGACCACCGGCTTTATCTTCAACATACATAACTGCTGTACCGTACGATCCAAGGTCTAAGTATAATTCATGAACTGCTGTAGTAAAGTTACCACCAGCTGCATTGAATACATCATCAAATAATGTTTCAGTTGTACCTTGTAACCAGTTTCTTACTGAGTGTGGTAAGACATCATCCATAGCAGGAATTTGTAGACTAAACCAATTCTCAGAACTTGATGTAAGAAAGCCGTGTAAACCAGAAGCTAACTGTTCATTTGCTAAAGGTGCTGTAGAGTCAAACACTAAGTCATAACGTGTACGATCTCCTTTACCTCGTTCAATAGAAAAGTCACCACGTCTTGGATTGACAAAGTTAGTACAATCCTGCCAGAGTGGCTCCCAGGTTGAACGCATCGATTCTAATTGACCCATACGCTTAATAATATGGTCTACTTTCTTTTCCATTAGGTCTCAGTATAACTTCCCATTAATCTTTTTTTCTGGATATTTTCCATACCTACTAAACCTTGAGCTTTACCAGCAGTCATTAAAGTAGATTGTCTACCTTTTGCTTTACGCTCAATAGCTGCATAATCTGCAACTGGTTTTTGCACTTCCGCCTTTTTAGGAGGTGGAGGTGGTGGAGGTGGTGGTGGGGGACTATATCCTCCGCCGCCGCACATTAAAGCACCTTCCTGAAGGTATTTCCTGAAACTTCATATCCTAAATGTCTATACAATTTTCTGGTCCTCTCAATCTCAATACCGGTACTAGTCGCCGGTCTTACCTCTTTTGCGTTTTTTCTTGTAGCCCATTTTTCGAACTCCTTAAACATTAATACTGACGCCATGGCTCCCCTTTTTGACTTATCAACATATACCAATAAATCAGTTGCCATAAGGTCTTTACCAAAATAATACTCTGTTATTAACCCAACGAACATACCTTTTATACATTTATTTTCATCTTCTGCTACAATAGCATAATAAACATCAGGATTAGCTATGGCAAAATAGCCTAATTGTGTTAATTTTTGACGATCTAGGTTCAGATGTTTAAAGTTTGATTCTTCATGCATCTTCTCCCCTAGAGTAATCATTGGCTCAATATCAGCCACTGTAAACGGTCTTATCCTAATATCTGATACTCCTGGTCTGCTTGTCTAGGTAGTTTTTTCATTTTAGTATTCTGTCTATCTCTAATAGCTAGGGCCATATACCTCATAGCATCTGCTGGGTGGGAAGACCAATCGTGTAATGGTCTATCTTTAAAGCATTTATTCTTCTCGTCAAAATCTTTCCTGTACTGTCTTAAAGCTTCGATCAGGTGTGAACATTTATCCTCGTCAAAGTAACACCTAGGTAATATAGTCCTGACCGCTTCAATCCCGTCTTCTATTCTTAGGTTAGGGATGACACGGAACTTAATTCCTAAATCCCGTGCCGACTCAAGACGAGATCGACCCGTTGACATCTCTCTCACCTTAATATCATGTGGAGCGATGTGTTCTCCGTAAACGTAATCCTTTTCTCTTAGTATCTTTATATAATGGGCTAAGCCTTCTCCTTGGTTTTCATAGTAATCAATAAGCCTGACCTCAGAACCAACGGTCTGATAAAATATTATACTAGTACTATCTCCCATACCTAAGTCCCAGGCGGTATGCACGTCCAATAGCGGATCGTACGGTACCTTAACAATTCGCTTATCGGCCAGAGCTTTTGCCATTGGGTTACCATAGTACGACCCGACTAAAGGAGCGTCGAATGAGCAATAGAACTCTTGCTGGATCATCTCCTCAGGCATTCCAGCGTCGCGTTCATCGTCAATTGCCTCTTGGGTCACAGCCCGTGTATCGTCGATCGACAGACTCTGACTAAACCATTTCTCATTTTTACGTCCCATACTATACAGTTCATACCCGTGATTACGGCCCCTAGCTGTATAGATAAATACTGCCCAACCTTCATTTTCTGCAAGGATAGGTCTGATATAATCCCAGGCCCGTGGGTCTTGGACCGAGTACTCTGAAAAGATTACACCTACTGGATTGGCTCCGATCAGTCTGTCTACGTTATCTGTACCGACAACCTGGTAGATTGAACCGTTCTTCAAGGTTAATCTCATTTCAGTATTATTTTTAGCTGCTACTAATTCTTCTGGAAAGTGGTCAATAAACTTACGACCGTCCCTGGTCATACCGTCCCACGCTATTTTCCGTCCTTGGTTATAGGTTGGGAAGAGATGCCAGTATAGTCCTGGACGCTTTAACGCGCATACTGCACACCAGTTTATTGAACACAAATCTTTGCCAGCACGACGGTGCCATACTGCTACAGCCCGTTTGCCACCTTTCTCTAAGAACTTCCAGAGTGGAAGTTGATAGTCTCTTGGTTTCCAGTTATGTGGTATTCTGATCTTCATCGTCTGAGAATTTGACAACTTCGATTGTCATCTCTCCTGTTGACACTTGGTTAACGTCGACAGCTTTACGCTTCGGCGCTACATATTGTGCTAGCTCCTTTAAACATTGAAATTTTAACTCAGAACTATTGTTCGGGTCTTTAACAATCATTGCTAAACCTTCAATAGGGTCTACACCAAGGTCATCTAACCGATCTTGGATTTCCTGAGTCCTTTTGTTCTTTGACCCAACTGGTCTCCCAGCTCCAGGTCTTTTGCCACCATTTGCCATATGAATATTTATAACACTTATTTCGGAATTTGTACAATTATTTTACGAATTTTGTCAGAAGTCAAAAAGATCCCCTCCCCAAATTCGCGGTTGGTAAGAGAATAAATCATTATTCTTATTATGCCCCCCGGGGCCCTTTATAGGAGAAAACTATGAAATACAATAACAAAAGAATGTCTTATGAATCTAGTAAGATGTTAATGAAAATAAAAGAAACAATGAATATAAAGCATATATCACAAAGACGCTTTAGACGATTAATTAATAGTTAATCACTAATAACTAATAACCACTACACAGTAGTAGGTTTAATTAATAACTAGGTTAAGAGCCGGGAGGATAGTACCATGTGGGAAGTATATCTAGAAGGTATACTTCGTTATAAGAATGTAGATCGTAAGTTACCACTCTATAAGCTGCAACGCTTATTGAATAACTATAAGATCTATGTTATTTATCACGAAGATAAAGACAGTAAAAGAATGTGTTGCTTCTACTCTGTTTAGTAGCACAACAACAAGTCCCGATGGAGAATGGGCCCAAAGGTTAAGAGCCGGGAGAATAAGATTATGGACAATTGGAAGCACTGGATCCACCGACTAATGGATATAGGAAGTGGACTGTTAATAGCAGTGCTCATACAAGTACATGTATTTCCTGTATATGGAGTATTTATTAATGTTTGGGAATGCATCGAAATATCACTAATAATGATGTGTGTGAGTATTGTTAGAAGTTTTATTTGGAGTAAGTACATATTTAAGTACAAGCTATAAAGAATTCGTGAGTTAACTATAACAGCGAAAGCAGGAGGTGTGTCATGATAAATGACATCGACGAGCTCATTCGTGAGCTCGCAGCTCTAGAGGAGGCTCTTACTTCGGTTGATCCGGAAGAAGTGTCAATTCAAGAGTTAATAAACAAGCTAGAGGAATAGGTCCTCTAGTATAACTATCGACGGAGATAATACTATGAAACTGGCAATTTATGCTAAGTCTGGTATTGGTTCGATCGAGATTGTAAGCGCTAGCTCTCTTAAAGCTGCTGGTAAGATGACTTTGGAACTTGTTCCTTATCAACTTATTAAGCTTTGGGAGACTATCGAGGAAGATGGAATGGCTGATAAGACTTTGTCTATCACTTCATTCTATACTTACCTTGATGAGCTTAACAAACGTCACGCTGCAGAAGGCATAGACGGTTACTCTGATAAGTACCGTTTAGCACCTAAAGCATGTCTGAAGTACTACTTTGACCTTAAAAAGTCAGATGGTCCTAAAAGACAACGTTTGTTTAGTGGTATACACTACAAACTTGATCTAGCTGACACTAGCAAGTAGGATGATAAACCGGGACATGGATGTCCCACCAACAATAGGAGACAACGTGAGTAATCTTATAGAAAAGAGACTCAATTGTCCAGATTGTGGCCAAAAAATGATAACTGAGTATTGTAGCGAACCTACAGACTCAATTGTACATTGGTGTGAACACTGTGGTTTTTACCAGGGTGTTACATATGGACGCGTCTTGGCATTGAGCGAAGAGAACTCTAAAGATTTAGGTTTATACCAAATCTACGAGTATTTACAAGACTAATACAATATTATGAGGTGATGCCTATGATTGTATAAGTGACAATTTGAACTTGAACTAACAACCCCATATCGTGGTTTCTGCTATAGGCAGGCAGAGAAGGGCGCATTTTTAGGGGTCGGGAGTTCTCGGATTAAGATACCCGATTCAGGGACGTCCGCGAAGTGTCAAATGCGACTGGTTTATGCCTCTCCTGTCGGAAATAGTCCGTCAAGACTCTATTAGAAATCGCGCGCGGTCCCGATTAAAACTGATATTTAATCATTTCCGATCCGTAAATATAAAATTAATTTAAAAATAGGCTAAAATAGTAGTTTATTTTCGGACAAACTCTATTTATAATATAAATAATTGGGGGGAATAATCCCCCTAATTAGAAAGAAGAAATTGGAGGTTAATTATGGACTTACAGACTAATTCTATAAAAAACCAACCTATTTCCAAAAATATAACCAAAGCGGTTGAAAAGAAAGTAGAAAAAGTATCGAAAGGTACTACCTATACTTTTAAAAAGTTGGATAATCTTAGCGGTTATCCTAAACAAGCCTTGGTTATAATGGGTGCTTTAGAGAATGGTAAAACATACTCTTGGGCAGACCTAGAAAATATCGCTAAGAAATTAGCGGCTGATAAGAAACTTTTGGGTAAGAAATCGAAAGATAACCCAGAAGGTCTTATTAGACAACCAGCTGAAAGAATCCTTGGATTCTATCGTAATTGGTTTCTAGGTTCAGACCCTCTTGGAAGAGGTTGTTTGGGTTGTCTATCCCCTAAAAATGGATAGGTAATAAATGGGGGATTCCAGATATTCTGGAGTCCCCTTAATTAATATAAAAAACGGAGGCAAATATGGATGAGTCTTTAAAAGACCATTTCAGATCTGCCGGCTTAAATGATGAGGACTGTCATAAAATGACCGACCATATAATGGGTAATATTATCCCAACAATCAGATTCCTAAAAGGTACTGAGTTTGTTGGAGATGATAAACTTGAGTTATGGACGGCCGTTTATAATGCGGTAATCAACAAAGTCGGTAATGAAAAAGAAATAATTGGAGAATAAAAAATGAAGGTATTAACTTTGAAAGAAAAAGTTAGTATCGCAGCAGAACTTCGCAAAAAATTGTTTAGCAGCAATGGGTTTGAGAAGTTTTTAGATCTTGAAGGTTTTGAATTCATGGAAAGTTTCATGGAAATGACCGAAAAAGATAATGATGATGAGAAAGCCCAAGAGCTTCGCATGAATCAATGCTGTGATATTGTAAATTTAATATAAGGAGGATAATAATGGCTAGACCGGTAATTAAACTTACCGATCTGGTAGATAATGCGGAGGTGGCATTTTGGGAAGAAGTATGTAGAAAATTCCCTGATGTCACCACTGGCGACTCAGATCCCCATATGTCTACAAAGTGGACAATAAGGAATGAGGAGATGGTTAAAAATTGGTGGTGGTGGAATGCTTCAGACCAATATGACCTAGAACTACCAGACGGAACTATAATGAAAGGAGAATAAAATCTGTTTATTTTCGGATAAACTGATTATATAATATAATAATAAGACAGGAGAAAGTATGACTATATATATCTATAGAGTTGACGTCGCGGAAGACGCCAATTTCGGTGATTTATGTGGTTTTATCCAAAAATATGAAGGTAGCATGAAGGTTATTTCAGCTATTGGTCCTGCTGGTGGAAATCCATTCGTGGAGTTTCGCCTCAGAAAACCAATGCAATTGGAAGACCTCCGTGCATTTAATTTGGAAGATGAACCACATCATGGTGCCGATGAAATAATTAACAATTAGGAGGACAAATATGGCAAAAATATCAAAGGGTTGTCAGAAAATACAGCCCAAGATAGAACTAGCTGAAGAAAAGCTGGGTTTTGAGTATGAAGGTACGTGGATCGTCGATCCCACAATGTCTGAATGCTCTAGGTTTAGAGTTGATAATCCTTGTGAATACTATGGTATTACCAAGAAACAACTGGAAGAAATAAAGAAATTTAACAAAATAGGAGTACAGTGGAAAAATGCCTAAACAATACCAATACCGTTATCTCATGACGGCGGAAACTAAACGTCTGCTAAATATTATGGCAGCGTTTTATGGGGTTAAACAGCATGAGATGCTGAATATCGTTATACAAGGATTTTATGAGAAAGCTTTCAAGGATGAATTAATGAAAGAACAACAATAACACCTCCGTCGGTGGGTCCCTATATAGTGCAGTATCTCCTAATACGTTATCGCTATATAGGGATTTTTCTAGATTTTTTTTTCAAAATATGCTGTGCGGCTCAATAAATACAATATGCCAATAATGTCTATAAAAATCATATATATAGGGTCACGATCCTCGTATTGGCTTTTTTGGCTCAATAACAAATCTGTTTATTTTGGGCTTAACTCAATATATAATATAATTATGGTATATAAAAGGGTATATATCACTAACAAAGAAAGGAGAATATTATGCATCTGATTAAGATATATAATGGCTTCAAACGATACTTAGTGCACTTCGACGCAGACACTGGTAAGATGGTCTTCCATCGCAGATTGTCTAAAGATTGTGCTCAAGTCGTCTGGAAATGGGAGACTGGAAAATGGACACTAACCTAGATATACAAAAACAACACATGGATATGTTCATCAGGACTACTAAGACCTTGTTGTCTGACTATTTCGATGAGTGTTCAGCCGAGGAACTAAAGACACTAGAGGCTTTAGGATCTGGCTTAACAAAAAAGAGCATGCTTGATGCAGTTGATGGTGTAGCTTACAGGCTACATGAAATGCACCGAGTATGTAAGGTATTAGCCGATAGAAGGAGGTTAGTGTCATGACACGTAGAGTATCAGTAGACCTGAACCAAAATGTCTTCGGTCTAATAGCTTTAGTCAAGCAGTACGGCAGGCAAATGGAAATGACGCCTGAACATATTGCTTCGATTAGGACAGACATGACTAGTGGTGATCACGGACATGCTAAGAAAGTATTCCGTAAACACTTTGGTCATGTACTTAACTGTATCGATGAACCTTACAATGGCGAGGATGACTAGTATGGAACTACAAATAATATTTAACGAAAAGGATGTTGACTGGAGTGGGTCGTTTATGACGGCCCACGACCTAGATGACACACCTACACGTAGACAATTGCAGTCAGCCATAGTTCGTGAACTTATGAGCTGTATGCAAGATGCTGGAATCTATGATATGTCTATCATAACATCAGGAGAAGACTAATGTTAATAGATATACACATCGAGTTTAAAGTTGACGACGACTACGTAGAACGTATGGAAGTCGGCTTAGGTCAAGACAGATATGAAAGAGTCATTCAAACGTATATCTCAAAGGAGATTAATAATCTGTTGGCTGATGAGATGGGTGTCGATGGCCAGATGGTCTCGTATGTATCTCGTATAGTCGAGGAGGAAGCAAAAAAGAATGGACACGCCTAAAAAGAAAGCAGGCAGACCAAAACTAAACAGAGCGCCGATCAAAAGTCGGCGCACCTTAGTTAGTTTGCCAAAGAATGTGTATAAGGCATGTAAGGTAGCAGCTGAAAGAGACATGAGAAGTGTTTCTGCTCAGATTGCCTACATGTTAGTAAGACATGGTTATACAACTGCAAAGATATGGCCACCTACTAACGAGGATGTCGAAATACCAAAAGAGGATATATGGAATAAATAATGTTTAAATTGTTTATTCCGTATTTTATAATATAATAGTAAACTAGATATACAGGAGAAAGTTATGTCACACATGGTAGATACTATGGCTTATGCTGGCAAGACACCCTGGCACGGCTTAGGTGAAAGAGTTGATGACAACCTTACACCACAACAAATGTTGAAAGCCGCTGGCCTTGAGTGGCAAGTTCAGAAGAAGCCTGTTTATCACTTGAATGGAGAAGTTTATGTTAAGTCTGATGAGTGGAATGTACTTGTCAGATCAGACACCAATAAGATTCTCGGTCCTTGTGGTAAAAATTACTTGCCTATCCAAAATGACACCGTTTTTGACTTCTTTAATAAGTTTGTCAAATCTGGTGACATGAAGATGGACACAGCGGGTTCTCTTGACGATGGTCGTCATGTTTGGGGATTAGCCTCTATTAAAGATGGTTTTTCCGTAACTAAAGGCGATGATGTCGAGGGATATTTACTTATTTCACACCCACACCAATGGGGTAAAGCATTAACTATAATGTTCACCAACATTCGTGTAGTGTGCAATAACACAATTACAGCAGCCTTGAATGAGACCGGTGCTACGAAGTTTCGTATGCCACACGTTCAAGAGTTTAATGAAGCTGTTCAATTTAGAGCGCAAGAAGCGCTTGGATTAGCTAAATCACAACTCAGTGAGTTTAAACAACAAGCTCAGTTCTTAGCTAAGAAACGATACACGGAAGCTAAACTCAACGAGTTTATCGTACGTCAATTTATGCCAAATAATGTTAACGAAGTTCAACAACGTGAGCTTTGGAATCGATCTGCTACAACAGTTCATCAATTATTGCATAAACAACCTGGCTCTAAGATGTCAGAAGGTACATGGTGGTCTGCACTTAATGCAGTCACGTACTATGCTGATCATGTTTCAGGTCGTGACAGAAATGCTGCCCTACGCTCAGCGTGGTTTGGTAGTAAAGCAACTATGAAACGTAAAGCGTTAGACTTGGCAACGGAATATGCTAAGGCCGCGTAAATATTATATGTTTCGCGATAGATGTGCAGGTAACGTGCCTCTGCCAAAACAAGCACGTTACCTATTAGACATTATCTATAAAGCTAAAGTTATCGAGCAAAAGGAGTTGCTCGAAAGCATTCGCGAGACAGTTAGGACACGTCAAGAAGCTGCTAGGATTTTAACCTATTATACAGGTTATCTTATCCGTAAACAGGCTATTGATATACTAATAAGCAACAACAAATTAATTAAGCATTGTCCACATTGTGGAGGAGAATTATAATGCCAAACCCTAAGAGGAAGATTGACAAGACTATGCTATCGATCGATAGTGCGGAGTCAAGAGGGTTCTTACATCGTGACTATATAGCTCACTGTTTAAGATGGACTCACGTGACCAAGCATTTGATGAATCAAAAGCGTTATGCTACAGCACGTGTCTTAGATATCGGTTGTGGTAAAGAGATACCACTAGCTAAGTTAATGCATTCATCACGCATGAAACCATCTGAGTATTATGCAGTCGATGTTAACAAATTAACGATGCCAGATCAATTTGCTAAGGCTGGTTGGAAGCCTAAGCTAGCAGGTAGTACAGATATTTGTACTTTAGGTACTAAAGACTTTAACGAACCACCTAACACGATTGTATGTTTTGAAGTGCTAGAACATGTAGCGCCTGAACATGCTAGACGCATGCTAGGTAAAATATATGAACTATTAGAAGTAGAAGGTACTGCATTTATTAGTACACCTTGCTGGGACCCAGATGTAGGTGCTGCTAACAATCATATCAACGAAATGACTTATCAAGCATTAGGAGCTATGATTGAAGATGTAGGCTTTGGAATCAGAGGTCATTGGGGTACTTTCGCTAGTATCAAAGATTATAAACATATGGTTGAAACAGACCCAAACTTAAGTTATGTTTTTGAGAAGTTTAGGGAGTATTACGATACTAACTATTTGTCTACGATCTTTGCCCCTATGTTTCCTCAGCACTCACGTAACTGTATTTGGGAGTTGACTAAAACAGCAACTAACGAAACATATGGTAGATTGTTTAATAGTTTACCTGATATTGAGGGTCGTTGGTCCTCGTCTGAAGATTGGAGACAATTATGTCCTTAGAACAAGACGTCAGAGACTTTCTTAATAAGTTTGAAATGGATTGCCCTAAAAAAGGTAAGTTTTTAAGTAAGACTTATCATGAGCAACGTTTTACACATATGATTGAAGAGCTTTGGGAATACTGTCATGCAAAAACACATGAAGATAAACTTGATGCAATAGTTGACCTAGTCTATATAGCGATCGGTACATCTATTCTACATGGTTATGATTTTTCTAAAGCATGGCAAAAGGTACATGAGGCTAACATGAAGAAAGTACGTGACAAAGACGTAACTTTTAAGTCAGGTATTTCTAAACCTGTAGGTTGGAAAAAACCTAACTTAGAGGATTGTGTATGAGCAGACAAATCATCATTCTTGATGGTCCTGACGGTGTAGGGAAAACCACATTGGCTAGAGAGTTGTGTAAGCAACTTTCAGGTAAGTACCTACACTTAGGTTATAGGTGGAAGGATAAAATATTCGACTACCATACTGCGGCTATACGTTTTGCATCTCGTAGCACCGTACCGGTGGTAATAGATAGATGGTGGCCTTCTGAGGCGGTTTACTCCTCTGTCTTTCGTAATGGCAGCGCTTGGCCATTACAAGGTCGCTTAGCAGATCGTATAGCTCGCAAGTTAGGTGCAGTTTATGTATACTGCTTACCTGATAAAAAACATAATAAAAGATTTGTAAGATTAAAAGAAAGTAGATACGAAATGTATGATGATATGTCAGATGTTTCAGTATTATATAACAAACTATGGTATGGTTGCCAGTCACACGAAGATAAAGGTAACTACATAGATTATTTAATTAGGTCAGGCGGAGTTAAAGACCTAAGAGACCACAAACGATACTGCATAGCAGAACACGGTCACTATTTAGATTTATATGCAGAACAAGTTATTGATTTTGCATCACTTAGACAAGAATTACAATACCCACCTGCGTTAGAACATAACGAGTGGAATGTTGCAGGCCATTTAGATGGCGCAAAATACCTTATAGTTGGAGAGCAAGTTAACCCTAAGAGTCGTGAGCTGTTCTGGCCTTTCTATGAACACAAGAATAGTAGTTTATACTTAACTGAGTGTTTACATGAGGCTGGTATAGATGAACATAAACTTATGTGGTGTAACGCTTTTGACCATGACGGTAAATTTAATAAACACATAGGCTACCTGGCTGAGGCGCTTAAGGTAGTTACTCTCGGGGGACATGCGGCCGATGCCGTAACTGAACATGGAATCGCTATTCATAAAGAGTTACCGCATCCGTCGTATGTTAAGCGATTTAAAAAAGTTAATTTAGTGGAGGCACTTAAACATGCAATATGTTAATGATGTTTGGATCGAGACATTAAAAGAAGTAGTAGAACATGGTAGACCAATAAGTCCTAGAGGATATAAAACTTATGAACTTACTAAGACTACTGTTATAAATATGAATTACCCGATCTTAACAATAAAAAAGAGGAAGTTAGGTTATAAATTCATGGCTGCAGAAGCATATTGGATTTTAACTGGTGATAATAGAGTAGAGTCAATATCACCTTATTCAAAAACAATTAGTGATTATTCAGACGACAATCTTACATTCTTTGGGGCTTATGGTCCTAAGTTTGTAGATCAGTCGTGTTATGTTGTTGATAAATTAATAAGGGATAAAAATACAAGACAAGCTGTATGTAATATCTGGCGAGAACAACCACGTATAACAAAAGATGTACCATGTACACTAAACTTACAGTGGACTATACGAGATAATAAATTAGACTGTCATGCTAATATGAGGTCGTCTGATTTATGGTTAGGTTGGCCATATGATGTGTTTAACTTTAGTATGTTGACAAGGTATATTAAGCATTGCTATGATAGTAGAGTTGGATATAACCAAGATTGGTTAGAAATGGGCCATTTATACTTGCATT